AATAGCCCGCATGCCGCTGACAGAACCGCGTACACACTCAGGGGAGAAGATAGCAGTGGATTCAACATCTTGCTGCTGGTAAACCATCGCCCATGTCTTTGGGTCAATCAAGCCGCGACGGCGGCGTAGATGTTCGCCGGACCAACGTGGGTACAAACCGTTCTCGTCTGGCAAGGTATCGTCTGCATCCCACGGACGGTCAGACTTAGGCCAAAGGGTAACCCAATCCTTTGGGTCATCGGCAAATTCTAAAACTGCCGGCATGGCAAGGTATGTCCATGGCGACTTGTTATCTGGGTAACGCTCAGGGTTACGCATCTCGCGGTATAGATCCATTGGGTCTACGCGAGTGCCGACAACCAAAATCTTTCCCGTTGGACCAACACGCGTCAAGACTTCCTGTTGAATCCAGCGAATCTGCTTTTCGTACTCGCCAGCGTTGGCAAGAGTCACGCAGTCGTCAAGGATGATTAAGTCAGCACGTGCGCCGTAAATCTGTCCGCCGATGCCCAGTGCCTGAAGCGTAGGGTCTTTTTCACCCGATTCGCGCTCAAGGTAAATGGCGTCTTGCGTCCACTTCTCAGCGGTAGCTTTGAAGCCTTCCACTGGAGCGTATCGTCTTTGAAGCTCTGCCCACTGGGGAGAGGTAAGCCGCTGCTTGACGGCATAAAGAAATTCCTTTGCCATCGACTGCGTCTTAGAGACGAGCTTGATTCGGACATTGGGATTGGTAACAATCCGATATGTCACATAGTCGATAGACACGGTCATGGACTTAGCATGTTCCGGTGGCATGTTGACCAAAACGTAATTCTTAAAGTTTGGCTCGTAGGTCATGTTGCCATGCAGCCAGGCGGGTTCGCCTTCCTCCAGCAGGGAGGTAATGTTACGTTGATGATCGAAGGTCTTGCTGTTCAAATACTTGAGGCGGAATTCTTCAAAGCTGATATTGGCATCCTCGTCGGCGATAACGCCTTTTCGGCGCTTGATAACTCGCGCCAGATCAATCGCCTCTTTAAACTGAGGGTCGGATGCTCGGTAATACTCATAGGACTTGACGGACTTGCCGACTGCGCGGCAAGCGTCTTCGACGGTAACGCCGTCGTTGATTAGCTCAACGAGGCGTTTCTTTGCCTCAGGCGCGGACAAGCTAGCGCCTTCGACAAGGCGGTACTTCGATGCGTCTTTAATTGCCATTGGGTTAATCTCCTTTGGTGGTGAGATTAGACCTATCCCACTGCGAAGCATTGCCTGTGGGCAATGTCGTGGATTGTTTAGGGGGCGCCGCCAGGCGCCGCCTGTCGTCTTGCCTATGGGTTAACGAGCAGGGCCATAAGCCCTGATCGGTTGTTCGTCTCATCGGCAACCTCGCTGTGAGGCTCGGCTGCGATGAAGCCGAACTAACGGAGCCGTATTTATTTTATCCCCTATATATACTAAGGCGGGATAAAACCGCTTTATCCCGCTTTGGAGGGGGTGATTTATGTCACACGCTCTAAAGTTAGTATTTTATACTGCTTATGGTCAAAAAATAGTTTGTGCGTCGTCTTAATATGTGAGACAAAATACCGGTATATGGATCCAATATTTAGAAAAAATATTTTGGTGGATAGTTAATACATATATCACTCGTAGTTAAAAACCCTCGGGTTGAGCGTGGCACGGCTCGGCTTTGCCGATTATTACCCTGACCCTGACCCGTCAGAACATCGCGTTAACACCAGCCTTTGCGGCTCGTTTCGGGGCGATATTGCACCGTTATAGAACCGTTTCGTGGGCAGAACGGACGGTTTCGGGGCGTTAAGCGGCGTGTGTGGGGGAACTGTCCGCCCGCACCAATCCGCCAATCGCCTGCCCCTAACCATGAAAATATCTTGCCGAATCATGCAACCGAACCGGTGCCGAATGCGTCTAACCTTATGGATTCGGGCAAGGTGCCAGGATCGGAAAGGGTAAAAGAATGGACATTGACAAGCTACTAGCAGGCCTGAAGCCTGCCGAACTAACCGCCAGCGAACTGGAGACATGGCACCAATTCATCGAAAAATTGACACGCCGTGAAGGTTGACATATCCCAATTTCGGGTCAATACTTACACCATCGGCGCGAATGGCGCCGGTGGCTTATCCATCGAAAGGACAGAAAAATGCAGCTTATGGCAGCAGGTAAAGAAATAATTATGACCCGCGAGGAAACTATCCGATTCGACAACGGCGAAACCGCTAGCGTGACTTTCGCTCTCATTCCAGAAGAATGGCAGGATGAAGATCTAGAAGGTCATCCAGCGGATAATTCTATCTTCTTTTGGTTGAGCGCTTATGAATGGATTGGATTCGGCTACGGATTCCAGGCAGGTAATTGGACAGTAATCTCCCACGAATCGGAAGGAAAATAACATGAAGGCAGAAGCACAAGGTCAGAAGCTCACTTTTACGTGTGAATGCAACGGATGCCGCAACTATCCGACACGTCCAGGTCAGGTGTGGCACGAGAGCCAGATAGCAGGCAGGGCTAAAAATTTCTACTTTAGCCGCGACACCATGAAAATATTCTCAAGCCGAATTGGTGACTTTAAGCCTGTCGGCGTCAATCCTGGAATGAATGGCAAACAAGGCGAGTTGTCGCTCATGGTCATCGTTTCCAGCCGTCACGATATTGAAGGCGCCGCGCGCTATTACGAAATTGTGACGATATGTCCATTTGGTGAGGTATCACGCGAATGGGATAGTAATAACGAGGATCCAATCCTTAAGTATCCTTCACTGGCTAAAGCTCGCGCTTCTCGCCGGTGGACGGGCAATATCGCCGCCATGGTGTGCGAATGCCACGGTTGCCAGTTAGATAGGGCAGGACGCTAATATGAAGCGGAAGCATACGCCTGTCTATTATCACGTCCAATTCATCGCACGCGCCGGATTCTGGACGGCTATCTTTTACGCCGTTTGGATGGTAGTCACGCACCTATGGTTTACCGATACCGGCATCGCATGGACAACTAATCCATTCGGTAACTAGATCCAGCTCATAGTTCACGGCTCACGCCGTGGATTATGAGAAGGCGCTAGCCTTCATTCGTCAATCGAAAGGACATGAAAGAATGACTACAGCAACACTTACTAATCAGAAGGTAACCCTATCCGCCGCCGTATTTTATGACTTACTTACCGGCGCGGCTATTGCCGCCGATAGTGCTAAGGACGCACAAGCACGACTAGGCGCCGTGTACCTAGTGGCAGAAGGTAACAAGCTCACGGCAGCGGCGACGGATCGTTACCGCCTGGTGGAAGGTGTAGCAGAATTGGACGCCGGCACACTGTCCGCGAGCTGCTTAACCTTGCAAGACGTGAAGCGCATTCTTACCGTGCTGAAGCCATATATCAAAATTACCGGCAACGCGGCTACAGTAGAAAAGGAAGGCTATAGCCTTACCGTCACGGTAAACGGCGATTCTGTCCTGGCTCATTCGCTTGATTACAGCCTGCCAAATTATGCTCACATGATTAGCGACGATTATTCGCCGGTGCCTAGTGTCGCGCTTAACCTTTCGCTTCTGGCATCCATGGACAAGATTCCGCACGATTCAAGCGAGCCGGTAACTTTCGGATTCACCGGTGCCGGTAAGGCTATCCAGATCCGAATGGCTCACGATTCGATTAAGTGGCGCGCGCTGCTTATGCCTATGCGCGTTAAATAGCGTCTAGTGACGTGCTATCCGTTACGGCTTACGCCGTAGCGGGTAGCCTGCTACTAGGCAGGGTTGTCGCCGCATAGCGTGGCGATATTATGGGAAAGGACATAAGCATGGAATGGTCAATTAAGCGCGGCAGGGTATACACCACTAAGCCAGGCACGGCGCGAGCGCATCACCACTATTGGATTCGGCATAACGGCGTCGGAAACTTTACGGCGGGATATTACGGATTCGGTGCCGATATAACTTTTACTAAGCTAGGTACGCCGCTAGTATTCTCCACGATCCACGCGGCTAAGGCTTATTGCAAGGCTAAGGACGATTCCGCCGTGATTATTACGGCGGTTACAGCATGAAGGCTAAATGTTTAATATGCGGGAAGATAGACACAACCTTCATTATAGACATTGACGGCAAGCGCGAACCAGCTTGCCCTAATTGCATAGCAAGCCGCCACTTAACGGGCTGGTCAAAATGAGCCAGATTATCGAACCTTGCCTAGACTGTAGCGCCGCCGCAACCGTCACGATTAAGCCCTACGGCGCCGGAAGCATGGCGGAAATATCATGCCCTAATTGCGGCATATCCTACGACACCAATTTAGACACGGTGCAATCATGATCCGCCGGTGCATAGATTGCGGCATCGGCTTAGCTAGCGGCGAGATATGCCAGCCGTGCCAGAATGCCCGCCTCGCACCGGTCTGCGGGGATTGTCTTTACCCAATCAGCGAGGGGTGTAATTGCGCCGATAAGTAGCCCCGACAGAACAGACAGTTACCCTGCGCCACGCGGCGCGGGGTAGTTGCCTTTTTAGGTGCTTGACATACTACCGACCAGCTCGTTACCCTGCGCCTAGCAGGATATTCTTACCCTGACAGAACAGACATCACGAAAGGTGACGCTAGATGAATACCAAAGAACGGTTAGATAACATGATCAACGGTTTACACAATGCCGTTGCAGAGTCATACGAAAAAGGCTATTCCGATGCCAGCCGCGAGATTCTTGGCGAGGCTATTCATGCACTAGAGATTCGACTATCACAAGCAGGCGATAACATCGCACCTGGCCTAGAGTCTGCAATCGCTATCGTCAAGAGCTTCATCGCATGATTGTCATACTGATTGCCATACTTGCTGGCTTCATCGGTGCATGGCTAGAAGGTAAACTCTCAGAGTGGGAGAATCGTGATATTTGATGTGGATTTACCAGTCGCCTGCAAAGGCATGGACGGCGATATGTGGTATCCAGAATCTATCAGGGTAAATCCTGGCTATAAGCCATCGCCAAAAGCTCAGGCTACGATTGACGATTCGATTACCGCACTCGCTATCTGCTC